TGGTCTTGACAGAGGGGTGGGATCAACCCAAAGTATCATGTGTGATTATAGCTAGACCAACTAAATCATATTCATTGTATCTGCAAATGGTGGGTAGAAGTTTAAGACCCGCACCAAACAAGAAAGATACATTAATCATAGATCATTCTGGGTGTGTATATGAACATGGTTTCCCAGATGATGTACCACAATGGGAACTAAAAACATCAAAAGAAAAAGAACGTAAAAAGAAAGAACCACAACCAATAGAGAAACAACCTTTTACGTGTGTACAATGTGATACAGTTTATAAACCTTCTAAAGAAGAACCTGCTTGTCCTAATTGTGCTTTCATTCCAACTAAAAAAGAACAAATGATATTGATACAGCAAGGCAGATTAGTTGAACTGCCAAAAGCAAAACCAAATGCAGAAGACAAAACAAATTTCTATGCACAGTTGATCTACTATGCAAAACAAAAAGGATACAAGGAAGGATGGGCGTCATATACATTCAAAGAAAAATATGGCCATTGGCCACATACTAAAAAAGTTATGCCTGTTGCTACAGGTAAAGATGTCATGGGCTATATCCAACATCTCAATATTAGAAAAGCAAAATCAAAAAACATAAGGGAGTTTAGATATGAGTGAAGAAATATTAGAAATGCATATGGATAAATTGAGGAATATAGGGCAGAAACACGCACAAGCAAAATCACAATTAACTGCATTAGAGCATGGTAGAAAGATATTATTAGCTACCTTGATGAAAGAAAAGATGATAAACTCAAATACAGGTAAATTAGACAGCGTTAATGCCCAAGAAAGAGAAGCCAGAGCAGATGATCGGTATAAAAATCACATTGAGAAACTTGCTAAAGCTGTTGAGGAGGAGGCCAAGTGGCATTGGGAAAAGCGTTGTGTTGAAATTAATTTTGAAACATGGAAAACAAAAATGATTAATCAAATGCGTGAGGCCAAACATTATGGCACATAAAAAAATTAAACGGCAAGACCCAGAATTATATACATACGATAAGTATGAATGTTGGTGGGAAGATCACGCAAGTGCTTGTGAATGGAAATCTATAAAAGAAGCTGAAAAAGATAAACCACAAATTTGTTTTACAGAGGGTTATCTATTAAAAAAAGATAAAGATTGTCATATCTTTGTTATGTCGTTTTCACATGATGAGATAGGTGATGAAATGATTGTAGCTAATAAAAATATATTACAACTTAAAAAAGTTGGTACTAAAACTTTTTATGTAAAAGACTTTGAGTATGGCACGTACAAAAACTAAACACGAAAAAGAACATATGGATAAGATAGCCCAGATGGGATGTATCATATGTAAAAAGATGGGGTTTCCAAATAGTCCTGCTGAACTACACCATATCAAAGACAAGACAGGTATGGGGCGCAAAGCTAGTAATTTTGAAGTAATACCATTATGTCCAAAACACCATAGACACGGTAAAGATGCTTATCATACAAGTCCAAAAGAATTTACAAAAAAGTGGGGAACTCAAAAAGAACTATTGACAGAGGTATTAACAAATGTTAATTGTTGTGGTAAGTGCTAATGCACCTAGTAGCGAGAGTTACGTTGTAGGCCTACAATTATGATGGATTATAAAAAACTAAAACGATTATTTAAAGACGGTGAGTATCAATTCATAGATGCTTTAATCAATGTTGATCTTGATCTTATATCTAAAATAGATCCAATGATGATTAAAAAAAACTTCGCTAAACATGAGAACGGTAAGTATAAATCTTTATTAACTCAAAGAGAACTAGAGTTATTTACTACGGTCAAGATTATAGCTAACGGTCATATTAGATTTCTAATCAATGCGCTATCTACAGTATTACATGATAAGCAAGACGCTGAAACTATATCAAGATTAGAAAAAGAATGTGAGGCATTGAAATCTGTCATTGATGTTAAAGATTTAGAGATAGAAAGAAACAGAGTTGAACTAACTAAAACATTACCAGAGAAATTGAGAGAGCAAGGCGCTTTATAATGGCCAAACAAAAATTTACTCATTTTGTACCAAGACCAAAACCAAGAAAGCGACCAAGAAGACACAAAAAAACTTTAAACAAAAATGAAAAAAGAACCTATAAGAAGTACAATAGACAAGGTAGGCCGTAACATAGTTGTTGGTTATATGGTTAAATTAGATAGAGCAAAGAAATCTAAAGCCAAGTCAATTCGTATTAAAAATAATTGGAAAAAGAAATACTATAAATTATTGGACAAGTATAAAAAATTAAAGGAAGTGTACGACTTTTGCATACACCTCCCTTAATATGATTGTTAATTAAAATATAATTGCGCCAAGTATAAAGCCAATGCCAATACAAATCAAATAACTTCTATTGTCATCAAAGAATTGACGCCATTCTGCTTTGGTTCTGCCAAGTATTATCATACTATTTACCCATTCCGTCTTTTATGCCTTTAATATATGCTGATTTTTCTAAATCAGTTTTTAAAAAAGACATATCGTGTTTATGTATTATCATATAATCATCATCATTTTTCCACCCATCTGTGTAGTGTGAAAAAACTATGTTAGGCTCGTGAGTTTCTATGAAACTTAAATAGTTTTCCATGTCACAAAAATCATCACCAAGCCAATCCCATTTTTTATCGTCAATTTCATCATCAATAAGTTTTCTCATATCTTTTAAACTCATATTAGATAATTCTTGCCATTCAATAGGTTTTAAGATTTCTAAAGTTTGTTGGTCAAAACAATTATAAAATTTGTTATAATCAAATTCTAAATCATTAAGTTTCCATCTTAATCTTTTTTCGCTGTGTGCGTAGAAATCTATATTGTTAGAAGTGTAATCACCACCGCTATCAATAATTTTAGAATAATCTATGACTAAATTTTTATCTATTATCATATATCTATCCCCGTTTGTATTTTAAGATCAACAAATATATCTGTTAAATTATCAGTTATCTTGTCTAATTCCTGATAAATGTCATCAGCACCACCATCTTTTAACTTAATAAGTTGATTTATATTAGAGTTTAAAAGAACAAGAGTATTACTCATTTTAGTCTTTTGGTACTTTTTATCTTTGTTTGCGTCATGCAATTCAAAGTGTTCATTTGTTAGTTGTGTCATTGTTTTCCTCCTTCATCTCACAATGTTCAGTTAAAAAATCATCAACTATAGATGCTGTGCTATCATCTATATCTGTGATAGTTTCCGTGTATGTAGTTTTGTCGGGTCTTTCCATTGTCGTGACAATAGCCCAACCCGTGCATTTATCTGTCATTGTTAGCCTCCCTTATATCGTTATGTGGTACAGTTTCATTTATAACCCATTCACAATCATCAGTATATTCACAATTAGGATATACTTTTTTAATTTGTTCATGTTCATGGTCAAAACAAACATAATCATTTACATGATCGCAAACTTTACAATCCTTATTTGGTTTAACACTTTCTAAAGTCATGTGTCTGTCTGCTATTACTGTTTTTTTTGGTTTTGATAAAAGATCTCTATTATGAACTGTCGGCGTATTATCATACCAATGGTCAATGATATGTTCATTAGTTGAATTATCAATATAAACTGTCCAACCATCCATTTTAATGTATAAAGATTTTTTACTTCTAACATCAATCTCAATACCTTTGATCTTTTTTTTAATGAATTTATTTTTTATCATTAATCTACCTCCTTAAAAATTACATTAATTTCAACATTACATCCGTGAATATTTATATTGTCATCCAAGTCATCAAGCATTCTCATAAATCTTTTACCATTCATGCCATCATCACTTGTTGTGTTGAACAATGTTTTATTATTTTCACGCTTATCTTTTTTAGCGTTATATTTTGAACCAATCTTTGTGATTGTGTATTTATCTATATATATCATTTAGTCCTCTTTCCTTATTAAGTTATCTTTTACTTGATCTAAATTTAAAATGTTTTCAGTAGAAGTTATAAAGCCTGTGGCTCTATACTTACCATTTTTCTTCAATCTAAATCTAACCCAAGTTGTTGTTGTCTTGTCTTCATTATCTTCATCAAACATCTGATAGTATTTAACGTCATCAAAAGGTAATTTGTTATTATTAACCATATCATTGTTTATAAATTTAACTGATAAAGGTTCTATGTTTTCTATACTCATTTTGCCGTCCTTTCTAACGAACTTAAAAAAATTATTATTCCTATTATTGTAGTTATTGACCCATAAAAACTTGAACCGTGTAAAGAAATAATAGTGCCAAGAAATGCGAGGGCAAAGCCCCCGCAAGTCATTATAATACGACTAACCATTGACCACCGTTTTCGGTTCAATAGTTTCCGTAAAGTTATGATTATCCCGTGATATTTTAAAATCTGGCTTAATAAAAGCACAAGCCGTCAATAAATGCCAAACTGCAAGATCATAAACTTGCTCACGAGTTTTACAAAAATGAAGCGCCTGCAAGTCATTATAATACGACATATTATCATCATCATAACGTGGTTTTGTTCTAGCTTTTTTATTAAGAACAAAAGTTTCGCAAGAACCATATATTTCAATAGTATCTTTTGAAATACTTACCTCACAATATTTCTTTATTTGATCTAATAAAGACCAACTGCGAACATAATCGGCCTCCATTTTAACTTTACTCCATTGATCGTCAGTAAAGTCTGTCGCTTGTTTCCAATAGTTAGTATATCCCATTTTTATCCTCCATTTTAGTTATAGGTTTTTTTTCTATTGTTTTGTGTACATCCACCATTTTAGCGTGAATATCTATAGGCTCTCTTACTGCCTTACATAAACATTCGTACACGGTTTTACCCGTGTACAAAATGCCTTTAATTCTCATTTTAACCATATGCTTACCTCACTTCCTCATACATTGTTTGATAACTGTCAAACCAATCATTCATAAATTTATTGTCGCCGTAATCTGACACAAGTTCATTATCATCATTACCAAAAACAATATAAGCCCAACCAACTTGTTGCTTATTTTGGTTATAAATGTTCATATAAGCCTCGTCACACGCCTCAACACATTCTTTAATGTTTTTAAAATCTGTTGAGTATTCGCAATCCTCTTTGCCCTCGCCATTGCCATAATGTACGGTAATTGAATAACCTTGATTTAAACAATACTTCGCAAGGTTTAAGTGTGCTTTCATTAATTGCTTTGCTTGTTTTATTGTTTCATTGTCTAAAATACCTAAATTGCTTAATCTTTCAGTATTAACAACAATGTCTTTTTCTTCTATTGGTTTTCCTGTTTTTATCATTTTTTTTCCTCCATTTTAATTAACTTAAGTTAATAATATAATTAAATTGCATTGTCAACTACTTTAGTTTAGAATAGTTTTAATATGACTAGAACATTGACAGATCAACAAAAACGGTTCATTGAGTACTTTAGCCAAACAGGGAACGCAACACAGTCTGCAATCAAGTCTGGCTACTCTGAAAAGACTGCCGAGCAACAGGGCTATGAACTTAAAAACAAGTTAGCCAATGAAATAGATGAGGCTACTAGAAAGCTGTTGTCTGGTGCTGTTCCAATGGCCGTGGATAAGCTAAAATCCTTAATCGCTGAAGACAAGATAAGTCCAAGCGTTAAACTAGGCGCAATCAATTCATTACTAGATAGAACAGGCTATCAAACTGTCCATAAGGTAGAGGACATTACAGGCAAGAAAACTGATGCTGAACTGCAAGAGGAACTAAAGAACCTTCTAGGCTCTCTGCAAGTCATTAGAACGGATGATGGGTCTGGCTCAATAAATTAGGCTCATATTCCTCCATATCTGCCCATAGAGATACATAGAAGACATAGCACGACATAACACCCACGATCCTTCAAATACTCCGATAAGTGCAAGAATAAAGGTTCTACACCCACACACACACGCATTACAGAGCAAAGTAAGGCCAATGCTCGTGTTGTTGGGTCTTGTTCTTATAAGATACGGGTCACACTCCTCTTATTGATACGCCTCACACGTACACAGGCATACATAAGAGCAAACAAGTGTTCGTGTTTTGTTCA